GTAAATTCCATCCACGAGTTTTTCAAGCCATCGATCGAACTCTTCACCGCTCTGGCCCCGGACTGCGCCCGGCTCGGGTTAATGACGACATCTAATCTGGATTCAGCCATGGGGTGTTCCCTTCTTTCCGATCGTTGGGAGGCTCGGTGTGCCCAATCGCGCCACCACCGTCAGCACCTGGTCATTGGTATATCCGAGCTCTGACACGACCTCAAAACTGAGGTAGGAGATGGCGAATAACAGACTGTCGGCAAGGTCTTTGATTTGGTCGGCATTGAGGACGCGGTGGGCCGCGAGTGTTTTCGGGAGCTGATACTTGAGTGCGAGCCCGAGATTATGGAACGTCGCCATCAGGGCGGCATCACGTGAAAGCCGTGCCTCTCGCTGACTCGCTTCAAGTCCGTTGGGGGTCGTTTGCACATGTTTAGACATTAGGGATGTACGACCCTTCGTAACCGATAGCTATCGCGGGCAAGATGCCGCGCACCGTCCAGCAGCCGGTCAACAACTTTCCAATCGAACGGTTCCAGGTAGTTGACGCCCGCTCGAATCAACTGCTTTCTCATGCCAGCGTGGGTAATACCCCGCGCTCTCGCATACTCGGCCAAATATCCAGGTTTTTTTCTCATATCGCTCTCATTCGTTACCTTGTTTCAGTGCCCCTCGCTGGTGAGAGCGCGCGGGGGGGGGGACCGCTCGAGCCTTGAACATCAAAAAGAACCTAACGTTTTCAATAAGTTATGCATTGCCTGTCTATCGCTCATCTTTCGCGACTTGCTTGCCAAACGCTCACGCCGCGCTACACTTGGAACATGCTGGCGCCTGAATTCATCGTGTTCAGCACGCTCTTCGCGATCCCTCTTATCTGGACGGTCTTGAAAATCCTGGTCAATCATCTGATTGATTACGAACCTCCGCCTATCAAAGTGGAAGGCCAATCGGGAACGGCCGAAGACCATCATCAACGAGCGGCATAGCCCACAGGAGGCAGCCCGCAACGCGAGCCCCTCCCATGCAAGCCGGGACTGCGGAACATGACGCCAGTTCAACGTCACTCAAACCCACCATCATGCCGAGCAGTCCCCCGTCGTGCCTCATCGTCTCCATCCAATCCACCGCAAGACCGAAAACGGACGACCGTCCAACTTGGGAGAAAAATACGGCCGCCCGCTCAGGGCGAACCATGCGACCGTGCATAGCCACGCGACGAGGTAGGCGCGAGGTTAATGTTTTGGCCGAATGGTTCATGTGTCCCTCATTCTCATGACAGGTTCGTGCTCACCACGAACGCTTGCGGGTAGCGGATCAATACGTCCACCATCCACATGGCGCGAATCCCGACTTGTGCGGAATTGAAGCGCGTGCCGCCGTTATCAGTCGCCAGCTCCAGGACTCCCCATTCGCCAATCAGCACTTCGTCCCAGGAGCCGAAGATCAGATTGCCGGACGCCAATTGCTCAGACGCCATGGCGTTAAAGCCCACCAACTGACCATTCATCACATTGCCTTCCCAGATGGGAGTATCCGTATTGGAGAACCGCTGCACGCCCAAGAGTTTCGAGGAGCCAGCGATATTGGTCACAAATCCAGGATTGCCACGCAGCGCATTCGCGGTACCGGCGACTACAGGGAATTGCAGGATCTTCGCGTAGGTCGCCGATGAGGCATCCTGTCCCGTGGTGACACCCGGCGTGTTCTTGATGCCAAGCGGTTGCGCTCCGCCAGTGCCGTTGATGACGGCATTGTCCACACCATCGATCGCGACGCTCTTGGCCAAATCAGCCATGATGAAGGACTCAGCAGAGGGGGAGCTTTGATTGAGCAATTGGTGTGAGACATCGGTAAGGGCAATACAGGTCTTCGGGCTCATCGAGAGCTGCCCGAGCGCCTGATCCGTCGGCGTGACGGCCACATGTTCTCCCGCCTGCCAGGTGACGGAGGCTTTCCCGGTCTGAGGCGGGAAAGTGACGTTGCCTTGCAAGCCCGACAGCACCCGCGCGCCCATCGACATGGCCACCGAACGATTCCGGAGAATGTCGATAAAACTCATGTTCGTGGTGTCGACGAGATAACCACCCTTCGAGCCGGGAGTCGTGGACATGGCGCGAGATGCGGCCTCTTGACTGAGCGGACGCTCCAGGGCTTCAGGGGCCATGAAGACCGAGGCGCTATCCTCACGTTTGTGTCGCTTCGCCACTACCCGGGAACATTCCAGCTCAAGCTGGGCCTCTTCGAACAATCGAGGATTCTGCGCACCAAATGCCAAAGCCCGCATGAGCTTGAGCGGGGAATATTGTCGCCTCTCCCTGGCTGAGAGCCCCACGTATTCGGGGCGAGATGTCTGGTAGTGTTCTAGATCGCGAAGAGTAGGTTCGTTTTTCATGGTTGCTCCTTTGTGCCCTATCATAAAGGGCTACAAAAGTGACGATGTGACGGAGTCCGTCACTCGGAAGACCGCACCTGAACTGCCATGTTTTTTGACGCACACAAGAAGAAACTCTCCCGTTCGCCCCAGGTGGCTCTTCAGCAGCTTGCCCAGTCCGTTCGCCGTACCTTCCTCGCCGAGACAGCGAATCAACGCGGCGCGAAGTAGTCTGTTCTCTGCCGCCTGTTCGAAGACTACCCTTGAGGTCCAAGTGCTCTCATGAAACTCGTCATGCAAGTATTCCAAAAGGGCTTCAAGAGAGTCCGCGTCGATCCTGCCAGCTCCGCAGCGCATCAGGCGAAGCTCATCAAGAATCAACATCTGTGTGTGCTGGATCGCAGCCTGCTGTTCTTTGACGGCCGCAATCTCCTGAGACACTTCGCGTAACGTCATGGCTCCTACCGTCGCCCCCGCTGTGCAATGTGCGCAATCTGTACGATCAATAAGGCAACGATGAATAGGAACAGGCCGATGTGCATTCGCACCATCAGCCCCACCGGGACACAGAGGTTGAAAAGGTTTTGCCTTTAGGCTGTGGCTCAGCATCCAGGCTGGCCTCCCGTAGCAGCGTGCCTAATAGAAGCGCCCCGCTCCAGGAGAGGGTGATTTGTCCGCCTTGATCGGTATTGAGCAACACTCGATGATTTGCAGGATCGACCTTAACGTCCATGTGTTTGTCCTTTCTCAAGTGAAGGTGAGGCCGGCGGATGGCACGACCGGCAGATGTGCACGCTGTAAATGGACTCCCAAAAATCGATCCCCTGGCAGCAATTGCAGACCTTTTTATCTTGAGCCTCGAACGCCTGCCGACTTCGGAGCAGGCCTTCATGAACCCAGCGGTAGGTGTCCTCGTATTGGAGGCAGATATAAAAGCGGTCGCCATCTTTCGCGACATGAAGCACTTGACCAGGCCCAACGATCCGGCCAGCCGATTCCCAATAGACTGGACGGCAGCCTGTTGTGGGTTCCAACGTGACGGCAGGCAATGATGCTTCTGCGGGGAGATCCGGCTCTTTTTCAAACCGCTTAAGTTTGTCCAGGTAGCTCATGATGGATTAGCCCTCAGTGCGAAATAAGCGAGTAAAGCGAAAGAAGCCCCATTTATTCGCTTAATTCTCTTTTTTCGCCCCATTCCTCCAGACAATACGAGGCCTACCTCCCGTTTCTAGAGTGACAGAGTGAATCAGTCCCGCAGTGATCAGTGCCGTCTTTGCCCTCCCAAGTTTGGCGGCCGGCAAATGCCGACCGAACAAGTCAGAAATCTGAGAATCTGAAAGCTCCCCGTTGACCCGTAGCGCCCTGATAATCGTATCGGCTGCCGGATCTCCAAGACTGTCTCCAAAAATCAACCTGGTAGAGGATTCGGCGTATTGCCAGAGGGCCAGCCCTGCCTTTAGGTGTACGAAGTCGATAGCCGACTGACTGTCCAGTACTGCATAAAGGGCAGCGAGCCGCATTACATTCGCCTCAGCCCGCCCGAGTAAGGCGCCGGCCATACCAGGCCGATCCGCCGAAAGATCGTGATAGGTAGCAACCCATGCCTCACGAGCAAGCTCAGTGAAGGCCATAGCCCCACCACTACGGGCATGCCGGATAGCCCGTGCTATCTCCTCAGCAAGTGCATGAACGTCTGCATCATCGGGGCTGCCAGGGAATGGCAATTCCTTGGACCGGCGAACCGCAAACCATGCGAAGCGATTCCCGAATCCGTTTGAGGCTTCGGTATCGGTGAGGTTCCGAAGCAATTCATCTTTCGTGACATGCCCGATGATGCCGATATGGGGAGCCGTGGCTCGGATGCGGTTGGCTTTCGTCATTGGGGCAAGGTCCTGTCCGTCCCACGCATCACGAAGGACACCGGAGAGTGAATTTCCCTCGCGACCCATGACCCGAAGCACAACCCCGAATTCGGACTGAACAAGGAACAGCCGCTTATCCTCAACGCCCGCATCAACTTGAATCGTGATCATTTCGCCGGTAGGTCGGCCCCTGTCCTTCAGGGGCTCTTCTTTAAACGTAGGATCTCGGACCGCGAAGGCCAGCCCTTCACCAGAACTCAGCGTCCCCCGTGCTTCTCCGCGAGTCCATTCGGGATCAACGAGGCTGAGCAATGTGTTGATCCGCTTTCCTGCCGTACCCTTGCGGGACTTACTGGATTGCCCGACAAGTACAGGCCAAATGAGAAGCGGATGATAAGAACCGTCGAGCCGGAGATGAGGGGCACGCCCGAGCATTGTCCCGACTTCTGATAAAAAGGAGACAAGCAAGGCCACGGGATCGGCCTCTGTGTGAGGCTCGTAGAGACGGACGACGCGGCCAGCAAGACCGTGCAGGGCAGCCGGATCTAATAAGGGCCACTCGACCTTAGCCGGCTTTTCTTCCTCCGATTCCGCCTCTGCCAGCGCAGTAGCGGCACCATTCTCTGTCAGCTTTACGGTCTTCGCCAGCCGCTGTCGTTCGATATATCGCTTAGCTTCTGCAGACATCATGAGTTACTTCCTCCTCCAGGATTCCATACGCAACGGCAAGGGACTCCATCTCGTCGTCAAGCTCCTCGTCAGACCATCCGCCAATTTCTAGGTCTTTACGGGAACGGATGAAGTAATCGGCCTCCCGGCGGGCATCAACCTGCAGACCCTCGCGTTTCCGTTCGGCCTCGTCCGCCGCTCGCTTACGTTCGCGAGCTTCTTTTTGACGCTGGATTTCCGCGGGACTTTTCCTGGTATCGGGGAAGAGATCCGCCAAGGTCAGCCCCATCGCCGCTACGATTTCCGCAGCCGTGCAGCCGGCCCAACACTTCACCAAAATCCGGCCATCTTCCCCTTCGGTCGCGGCCCCACTCGGATGCCTGTCTGCATGGGCAGGACATTGAAAAGCCCAGCCGCGCGAGGTTTGTTTGGTGCCATCGAGTAAAGAGGTGAAAGATTCGATGGTCACTTGGCGTCTTGATCCTTAACAGTTGGCCGCAATGCTTCTTTGGGGACGCGAAGGCGCCGGCCGAATTTTCTGGAGGGAATCTCTCCGGACTTGATCAATTCATAGATGGTTGAGCGGCTCAGCCCTAAAAACTTCTGAACTTCCTGAGGTGATGCCCAGTCAGGTAAGGTTTCAAATGTTGGCTTCGATGGTTCTAGGGATGTTTTAAGCATGGCGAAAATCCTCCGGTCAACGTACAACTAGCTAAGGGTTATGTAGCGCTCATGAGCATGTATGAATGTTGCCAGAGGTCTCACAGAATGTCGGTAATGGTTAATCGGGAAAGTTAAGACTTAAAGAAACGGCTGCGCTGTGTAATGCTTTAGCTCTCGGCTTGGCTTGATCTGATACGTTTCCTTCATATGGATCAAACTGTAGAAGGCACCTACCGATTTCCTCGAATGAAACGTCTTCATTTCTTGCATCGATTAATCTGAGATATAGAGGCCATAAAGCACCTTCCCCGGCCCGCACTGTAGATTTCCTTTTGCTTACCGCTCGGCGCTGTTTGACATTGCCATGCTTGTGCTGCTGCCATTCTTTCAGATTTTTGGTCGCTAACTTTATTTGCTTAGGTAGGGGACAAGTAAGATCAAAATAAACGACGACTTTCCCTTGTGGAATAATTACCGTGCAATCAAGCTCAGTTCCAGACAGCAACTCTCCTCCCTTCCCAAAAATCATTTTTCCATAGGACCGCACGAAACTGAGATGGCTAGGAACCCGAACTGCTGGATCCGGTAGGGCAAAGAGTCCATACTTTAGCGGACCAGGCATATTCGCCCGAAACTGCGGATGGTCAGGCTTACATATATATGGATAGTGCACCAGCAATGGATCATCGGTGCGCATTAAGTATTCTCGATATTTTAGATTCTTCTCATATGTCTTAACTGACCACACTCCCCAATCTCTTCGGTAGTCCGGTCGTCGTCGCAAGAATTCCCACCGCCAAAGCCTTAACTCCAGGTCTTCAAACTTCGGATAGGCTTTAGCAATGCGCCAATTAGGAACATTCCATTTTTTTCGGTAGACATCTATTTGTCGGCAAGTCACATCCCCTCCTGTCGGGTCCTGGTAGGAGGGAGGAGGCACCGGCGCCAGGAACGCCGGCCGATCGGTTTATAAGGCCGACCGTTGCCCCCATTTTGCTAACTACATGTCAACGAATTCCCCACGTTTCGATAACACCACATGGTATTGGAAGCGCCATGACACTATGAAATACCAGACTTGCTAATACATAAAAACCCCAAACAATACGTGCCACGTCGAATCGTTTATTCGCGACAACCATCGCCTTCCGGACATGCCCAGTGCGACTGACGTGGCTGAGCGTGGCATCGATCTCGGCCGGATGCAGTCGACATTGCTGGCAAAAATCGAAGAGCTCACCC